GCCGCAATTAAATAATTTTTTGAATAATCTGCAGGTTCCCAAATCCATAGATTTTGGTCTACTCCTCGTTTTTCTAATGGATCTTTTATAAATGTTTTTTCGTAAAATGTTATATCGTCAGGATAAAATACAGTATCTCCAGATGTAGAAAAGTCACAGTCACATTCTTGTGCTGCCATTCTAATTCCTAAGTCAGAATCTTGTCTATCTCTCCATACTTGATCTCGTTCAGGGTGAACTTGCCAAGGTAATCTAATTGGTAAAAAACTGTTTTCTGCCATTTCGGCAGCAACCCATGTTTGATGAAACCAATTACCGGTACCATAAGGAGTAGATAAAGCAATACATCCACCACCTGTAGCTAATGTTTGCTGTGCTGAAGCCCATATTTCTCCAATATTGTTAATGAATGCTGCCTCATCTATAATTAGCAAAGAAACGGCTTCTGAACGACCTGCATCACTGGATGCTGCTGTTGCTTTAATTTGGGATCCGTTTTTTAAGCGTAATGTTAATTTATTGTCTTCGGTAGGTTTATCTTTTTCTTTAAGCCAAGAAGGTAAACTTTCATACATGAATCTTACTTTGGTAACCATGTTTTTAGCTGTTTCTTGCTTTGTAGCAATACAAAGTATGTTTTTATCTTGATGAAAAATCATCATCCACAAAGAATAACCCGCACATAAAGTTGAAATTCCTAGTTGCCTAGATTTTAAAACCATTGAGTAAGGATTTTCTTGAAATAAAGTTAATACTTTTTCTTGAAATTGGTAAAGATTAAATTGAATTCTACCACGTTTTGGATGTTGAATGTAGCAATACTTTTTCATAAAGTATGCCGGAGATGTTGCACATCTTACATATTCTTCTCTTATCGCTTTTTTTAGATCTTCAGCCATTACTTAATTAATGTCAATGTAATAATAGTAAGTATGGAAATGGAAGCCACGAATCCCCCACCAAGGTATTTAAGTCCGGTTTTTAAACGATTATTTTTCTTAGTTAATTTAGTAACATCTTTTTCAAGACCCGTTATTATTTCGTCTTTTTTAGTAAAAATTTTATCGTAATTGTTTATTTGACTAATATAATTTTGTTCTTTAACTATATAAAGTGTAATAGTACTATCTTGAGTACTAATTTTTTCGTTTAATTGCCAAACTAATTTATGGGTGATTTTTAATTCTGCTATAGCTGAATCTCCCCTAACTAAGTCAATTGCTATTTGTTTTGCTTTACTATATGGAAAGCAAATTTTACTTGTATCTTTCTGTGAAAAACTCGTTAAGCTCAGAAGGAGAAGAACTATTAATATTTTTAATTTTGTTAGCATAATATGTGCGTGTTTGTGTTAGCTCTTTTTCTGTAATTTTAATTTCTTTATTTAATGAATCTGTAATTAATATTTGTTTATCTATATCTTTATTTAATTCAAGTTGTGATTTTTTTAATTTACTAATTTCAACTTGTAAACTGTCTATTTCCTTTTTTTCTTTATCATATGTGTTGACAAATGATGGAGTAAAATTACATTTAAGTAAAAATATTGTTAACAACAAAAGTATCCCACCTATGATAAGATGGGATAACTTTATTTGAAATATTTTATCTTTCATTAAATCTTAACTTCTTTTGCTTTATTATAAGCTTTAAGAATTGGAGTCCATTTATCTTTTAACCAATTTGCAGATTCTTTATCTCCTGCCTTTGCTTGGTCAATTTTATCTTTTACTTGAGGTTGTAATTCTTGATACGCTTTAACAATTTTATCTTTACGAGTAGAAATATTGCCTAATTTTTTTGCGGTTTCATCACTACCTGCGGCTTTTGCTGCTTCTGCTGATCCTTCATCATCTGAATATTCTACTGTATCAAATCCATCATCTCCCTTTGTAAGAGTAGCTGATTTTTCTGTTTTAGGTTCACCTGCTGGGCTTCCTTTTTTACCTGTAGAAGCTGGTTTTTCTGCTTTAGGTTCACCTGCTGGTCTACCTTGTGCTTTATCAGTAACTTTTTTCTTAGTTACTCCAGTTACCGATTCACCTTTTTCTAAAATTTCTAAATCAATTAATAAATTAACGAATGGGTTAACTTTTTGCTGGATAATTTCTAATTCATTAGCAATATCTCTTTGGCGGATTGGTTTATTTTCTTTTTTATCTCTTTGAATAATATCTATTACTTTATAAAGTAATTTTTTTCCTTCTTTGGGTGAATCTTTAATCTCGTCTTTTAATTTTGCTAATTTTTCTGAATTTTTTATAGTAATGTCATAAGCCATTTCATTTAAAGTATCTTCTTCAAGAGCTCCACTTTTCATAGTATCTCTTTTTTCAGCATCTAATGCTTTTTGTTTTGCATCAATAGCTTTAATTTGAGCCATTTTAGCAGCTTTCTCTTCCATTTCACCTTCTCTTAAAGCACCAGCTATTTCTTCACGTATAATTTCAAGTAATCGAGTATGTTTCATATTGTATTTTATTAATAAATATTAAAGGGACATTACTTGTTTAATTTTTTGTATTCTTTCCTCGGTAGTACCTGATAATTCAGCATATCCTTCAATAGTATTAAATTTAAATTTATGTTGTTCTAGTAAGTTTTTAATGGTTTTATCAAGTTCCATTCTATATTCAGAATCTACTACACGAACTCCATTATCCTCTAATTCTACACCTTCAGGTGAAACATAAAATATATAATCATAATCTCGTATTAATTCAGATACAGCCTTATTTAAATCAGCAGATATAAAAAACGGAATAGTAATTGATAAATGACTAAATGCCATAACATCAATTACTGTACGATCTGTTATCATATTTTCATGAAGTAATTCACTAGCTCGTTCAGCTAAAAATATAAGTTGACCTTTTAATGTTGAATCTGTGTTTAATGGAATACCTAAATCACGTAAATATTTTGAACGTTCTGTTGCAAAATGATAATCTGCAAACTCTGGTAATTCTTTTAAAGCATTAACTAATGTAGTTTTACCTACTGAAATTGTACCGCAAAATCCTATTTTCATAACTTTTATTTTATTTATTTATTTTAAAAAACTTTCTGCTACATAAACTCCATGCGCTCCCGAAACTGTTATACCACGAGCTGATAAAGCATCTCCTACGAAATGTACGTTAGGATACTTTGTTAAACTAAGATCTTCATAATTTACTAATGGTTCTGGTGAAAGATATTTAACTTCCGGCATATAAATTCCCCAATCATCTTTAAGTGTAGGGAATACTTTTTTCATATCTTCAATAAAATCAACAATATATTGAGCATATTCACCTAATGAATCATATAAATACATTAAATCCTCTACTTGAATCGATGATACATCTGTACCTTCTGATGTTAATGATGGTTTACGTGATGGGCTATAATATGTTCCAGTTCCATCAATTTGTACTTTTTTAACTGCTGCTCTACACCATTCAAATGGATTGTCAATACCTTTAATTTCCATTAAAATGCCAAAATTGGTCATTCCATTTAAATATTTAAGATCTTTTTTAGCATGTCCATTGTAACTTACATCGCCATATGTTTCCTCTACAGCAACAAATGCTGCATTATTGTTTGTACAAAATGAACGTAATGAAACTCCTTTATCGTCAAATTTTCTATATAATTTAAAGTCATATGAAATATCAATTAGATTTTGAAAGTGTTCTTGTGGTGCCTCAAATCGAACACCAATTTGTACAGATTTAGGTTCATCTGGTAGTTCATATTCGTTTGCTAACTGTTGAGCAAAATCAATTCCTGATTTACCTACAGCAAATATAAGTTCATCATATCTATATTCTAATTCATGGTTTTCTTTGTCTAAGAATTTACCTAATACTCTTTCATTTTCAAAATCAATAGCATAAACTTTAGCTTCCCATTTAAAGTCAACACCTTTAGATACTAAATAATCGTACCAATTTTTAGCAATTTCAGATAGGTAATCTGTACCTACGTGCCATACAGGAAACAAACGTAAACCAAAGTATGGTTTAATAAATTCAGGTTCAGATTCAGGGTTTGAACATTGTACTTCCTCTGGTTTAGGGTGGAAACGTTTGAAATTGGTAATCACTTGATCCATCAATTCCATTGCTTTTTCCTCACCTGTGTATTTTGATAATACACCACCAATTGCTGTATGGTAAGTTAACTTGCCATCACTCCATCCTCCAGCTCCTAGCATACCTGTCATTACCTCCTCAGGTAAGCGGTTATATGGATCTTTACCAATATCAATTATGGTAATAAGTTCTCCAGGATATCCATTATCTACTAATTTAGTTGCAGCATTTATACCTGCTACACCTGCTCCTACTATTACTATTTTCTTGTCCATGTTTTATTTTATGTTTAAATATACGAAAAAAAAGACCCAAATCCAAAGATTTGGGCCACAACTCCAATATTATTTTTTTAAGTCGACAGGCTATGAATCTGTCTGTAAGTTATTTTTTTACTATTTTTTTTATTTTCTTTTGACGATCTTCTAATTTTGTAGTTTTGTTAGTTTTAGATAATAAACTTCTCCAAAAATTTTCTGTATCACGAGGAGTAGTGTCCTCTTCTACTTTAACTGTAATAGTTTTAGGTTCTCCAATCATTGGTTCATATGTAATTTCATATTCTCCGGCTTTAATATCTTTATTGTTTCTTACATTTTCACTTAAAGTACGATTAAGTTCTTCTTTAACTAATTGTTTTAAATTATCTAATTTCATGATTTATGTATTTTTAACTTTAAAGTTCCTGTTCCTTTAATGACTCTATGCCACTCGTGTCTTGGTATAAATATACGATCTTTTAGTGAGGTAGGCAAGCAATTTTCTAATTGAAGTTGCCAATTAGTATCTTCTAAAATTTCAATAGTACGAGATTCATCATCGCGATGCCACATAAGTTCTATTGGGTCTATATTTTCGTTAAATTCACGAATAATATATTTGTCAGTAACTTCTATGTCAATGTATGGTTTCAAGAATCTTTATTGATTTCCTTACCTGCTTTAACAGATGTTTTATATGCTTTAGACCCCTTACGAGCAGGAGCTTCTCCACGTTCACGTTTAGCACGTATGTTTGCCCATAAACCAGGACGTTCTTTAAGTACTTCTTGTATTATTTTTTCTAATCTATTCATCACCAAAATCCTGAAAAAGATGATTTTAATCCAAGTAATTTTGCGTATCGAGGTAAACGGCAACTCCAGTATGAAGCTTTAGTTTTATCTGTTTTATTTTTGCAATCGTGACGTGCAGCAAATGCTTTTCTAGC